CCATCAAAGTCCGAAAGCAGGCATTGTAATAAACCGCCCGAAGCAGATACTGGTCGTATCGTATGTCGGCGGCTTTTGTGTCGTCTTGCGGATTTGGTTTTGGCAGGTACTTTTCTTTTCCGGCCTTGATAGCCGATTGACCCGCGCAAGCATCCTCGACTAATTGCCATTGAGGGAGCGCAGTTCTGTAAGATGGGTGCTTATCCATTTTCGGGATACCTTGGTTGATATTTGCCCATTATAGCGATGGGCGTTTACATTGCAAAAGTCATAGGGATATTTGCAACCGGCTTGATAATTGGCAGCTCGTAGGCAATAGGATAACCGGTGGCATCGTTCTGGTGATCTTTGCCCTCGGTTTTATCCGGTGCGCCGCTCTTGTCATAAACCTGCTGCTCTAAATTATCCGCAGCCGTTGGCGCTTTGTGATCGTTCACGAATAGTAGGCCATGCTCGAAAGCGGCGTTGACTGCGTTGACCCGATCCTTAACAAGCGGGTTTGCATTTTTTGCCCTGACCTCAAAACCTGCCGCCTCGATTATAGCGATGTCAGACGTTGCCGCCCCGACTGATTTGCGGTTTTTCCCGCTTGCATCAGGGTAAACCGTCATTTGGTGGCCATCGTATTTGCTTTGCAGGGTTTCAACCATTGCCGGGGTATCATAACCATCGACAATCTCGTCAACCAGATGCCACTCTTTGCCGTTGCGTATAACGTAAACCGATGCGGCCATCCTTGTCACGTTGAAGTCCATGCCGATATAAAGCCGTTCGCCAGCCTGTATCGTCTCTGTGCTGCGGTGCTTCTGGCGATTGTAAGAGCAATAAACCGTCCCACTTGTCAGGTTTACAAATTCGCCGTTTAGGTAGGCGCTGATTAACTGTGCCGGATAGGTGTCGAGCAACGAATCAATATAATCGGCTGGCAAATTTGCCTCGTTGTCATAGGTCGATGCTTGGATATACCCGTATTTCGCGCCACCCTTTTTGACAAAGCGGTCATAAGTGAACTTGAACCCTTCCGGCGTGGTCGTAACATCAATCCCGTTTTGCACATCAGCCCAACGCAATCGGGCGATGATCTTGTTCCACGATTGCTCTGCCTTTTCGGTTTTCAGTACGTCCAGCTCGTCAACCATAGCTCGGCCAATCTTAAACCCCACAATATTTGCAGGGTTATCCATTGTGCGACAAATGGTTGTGCCGTAGTACTTTCGCCCGTAATAAAAATCGACCTCTTTGTCGCCGGTTCTGGCCTTGGTGTGAAACCCGAACCAGTGCGCCACTTCGTCAGCAGTCGGATAGAAGATGTCACGAATAAGCGGGTAGGTTGGCGCAAAGTAGCCTTGATTCACCTTGGGATGCTGTGCAAAGTGGATTGTCTGAGCGGCGCACCCGACCACGGTTTTGCCAGACCCAAACCCAGCCACAAAGGCGCGAAACTTCTGTGGCATGGCAAGGAATTGTGTTTGGGGGATATTTAAATCAACGCTCGACACTGGCGTCAACGCCGTTGATGTTAATGGTCAACGGTGTGGCCGTTTCGTCTTTTTCTTCCGCGATCTTATCCGACCAGCTAAATCGGTTCTTCATGTTGAAAATCCAAGCAGTCGAATTAATATTGACCTGCCCGCTTGCGCCAGCCCTGCCGAGCTTTGTCCACCATGCTTCACTGTGCAGGCGACCCATTTCATACGCTTCTTCAAAGTCAGGGTATTTTTTCACCCAGTCATAAAAGGCGCGGCGAGAAATTCCCAAAGCCACGCAGACCTCCGCAACGGACTCGCCATTGGAGAACATTTTGGCCAGTATATCGGGGTAATGATCCTGATACTTTTTGTTGTTGTCGCCGCTTGGCATGGCTATGACTCCTTGACTCGCTTTCGCAGCGAACTTGTAGAATATTCGTGCTTCCGTTCATTAAAAAAATAATCCATTTTTATATGCGACCCAGTAAATTGCTTGCCTTCGTACTCTTTGCCAAGAATCCTGATATCTGGATTTACAAGCAAAATAAGGTCGATAAGTTCCCGCTCAGTAGAATAGGGAATAATTTGATCAATAAATTTTACAGCATCGAGCTGCAAAAACCGCTCGCTAATTGATTGAACTGGCTGGTTTTTTGATGGCCGGTCAACAGTAGGATCGACCTGCAACCCAACAACCAAGTAATCGCAAACGCTCTTGGCCTGACGAAGCATATCAATATGGCCTGAGTGCAAAAGATCAAAACATGAAGCTGTAAATCCAACCTTCATTTTTTAAACCTCTCACTGATTATTTTCGGGGCAGAATAATTCCAGTCCACCTTATGATGAAGCCTGCGATCTGTCCTCCCCATCTCGTTTACAGTTACGCAGGACGGTGAAAACATCACTGAATAAAAAGACTTGACATAAGTTCCGAGCGATTTGTATATATCTGTCAAGCCTCCACTATTAGCTTGAGTCTGCCCCTGTAAAAGAGACATTTGATTGGTCTGAAAGACAAGTTTTCCTTGCCTTCCGTCATGGACATAGTAATTGACGTCCTCATTAATGCGCCCAAAAAATTTAAACGGCCTCTCTGTAGAGCAGAAAAAAGAATTCATAACCTTGCGCTTTGTCTTTATCGCATCAGCATAAGAACCAGTCTTGCCTCCAAAATAATCTCCTGTTTGAGACAGTGACAAAGTTTCAGCTGGGATTGACGCGAAATACTCAAATATCAGCCTAAAGTAATTATCTAGCTGTTTTGGGTAGAAATCCGAGTAAATGAACTTGAATTCCTCATTAAAGCAGCATCGAAAATCTTTATAATCGTCATCCAAAACTAAAAAATAAGTGTAAGGGGTTTGATTCTTTACGACATCAAAGACGGCATTTCTGGCAAAAACAACAGCTTTGCGATGCTTCACTTGGTCGGCAGTATCTGTATATGTTTCAGCCTCCTTTTTGCAGAAGGTTAAACATTTATCCCCAAACTTTTCCTGATAATCTCCGGCTGAATCATCCTCATCGTCAATCAGGATATATATATCACCGGTGTACCCCATTTTTCTTAGAGTTTTATCAGTCTCCATTGACCCGCTTCGGCCGTGAGACAGGATCACAATGCAGTACTCAAGATCGCTCATTTTTATATTGCTCCGCTATATCATTTGACAGCTTAACAAAGCCTTTTGAGATGGCGTCATCAAAATCAATTATTACAAGCGCAGAATCTTCCATTAACTCCTGAATTTCTTTCTCGGCGTGGGCGTAATAGTTTGCAATCTTCTTAAAATCAAAACGGTCATGGCGATAAGCTGCCGACCTTAAAAAGCACTTAATGTCCTCTGGCGCACCAGATTTTTCTATACGGTCAATAAGCTCTGTGGTTTTTCTTGAGTCAATAAGCTCGCTTATATCTGGCTGGTCGCCTTCTGGGGTGTACTCAGGTGTTTCAATCTTTCTTGAGTAGTCATGCTCACCCTCGTTATGCCCTTCACCTACAGGCTCCATCAACCCATCAAGAAACTCGTCATCAAACCCTAGCAGGTCAATATTAAAATCAAGCTCGTTCAAGCCTTCGATTTCAACCTTGAGCATATCCAAATCCCAGCCGGAATTTAGCGCCAGTTGGTTATCGGCAATCACATAGGCTTTTTTCTGCGCCTCGGTCAGCCCGGTCAGCTCAATACATGGAACTTCATCCATAGATAGCTTTTTGGCTGCCATCAAGCGGCCATGACCGGCAATAATGCCGCAATCTTCGTCAATCAAGATTGGGTTGGTAAACCCGAATTCTTTAATCGAGCTGGCAACCTGCGTCACCTGTTCTTCTGAGTGGGTTCTGGAGTTATTAACGTAAGGAATAAGGTCATCGACCTTTTTATAATGTAAAGAGAACACGATATTCAGCCCCGCCAAATAGTCAACGACACTCGCCCCCAGCAAGTGCCTTGGTTGTATTCTAGCGCGAAACAGTCATTACTTTCCACTACTCCCAAATCCGCCAGCTCTTGATAGCTCTAAAATCTCGGTTGTCTCATCCATGAATACAGGATGGATGACAAGCTGGGCAACTCTTTCGCCCTTTTTGATTTCATAGTCATTATCACCAAGGTTAATCAACTTAACGCCAATTTCCTTGCCAGAGTAATCCGAATCAATAAGCCCATTAAAACAATAAACATCATGGTTCCATGCCATCCCAGAGCGGCTGCGCAGTGACACGGCCATACTGGATGGAATATCGACAGTAATCCCAGACTTAAACTTTACAGCCCCCTTTGCAGGCACCGTTACATCACTAGGCGCGTAAATATCATGGCCCGCACTTCCGGTTGTCGCCCTAGTTGGGCGCATTATTTTTGCTGATAGTGTTTTGATCACTCCCCATCCTCCTCAATCATCTCCAGCCAACGGTCAAGCGTATCCTTGACCTCGTTAATATCCTGCACCAAATCCTTAACCGAGCGTCCGGCGCGAAGCAATTTTTTTACTGCGTGCTGGTGGGCAGGATGTGTAATAGCGTATTCGTTCAGGATTCGATAAGGGTCAATTTTAACCCCCTTGTATTCGTAACGGTAGTGTGCGCCGGAGTCAGTCATTCCCACCCCCACAAGCCGGACAGTCACAACGATGCGCCTTGGGGTTCCAGCAGCCTTTTTGAAGGCGAATGAGTTTTGACAGGGTTCGGCTGTCGCCCTGACGTTTAG